TGGCCAGTTTCCAAAACAGGCTCGCTCGCTCACTCGGGCCCCGGCCCCAAGGGGGCCGGTAGCGACGCCTTTGGCGTCGCGGCCCGAGTGAGCGAGCGAGCCTGTTTTGGAAACTGGCCAGCACTCCGGTGAGGTAATGCCGTATCATGTGACTGAATAACGACAGGAGACGGAAGTACAGTTACGCATAAACGGTTTATTGAAGGGTTTAATTTACAGAGGTTTGGTAAGGTACCGGGTACCGATGGGACGAGGTTCGGAATAGGATCCGGTGTCGGAGACAGCAAACTGGATGTCGGCCGCGTTGCCAAAGTTGGAGGTGAACTGGATTTCGGGGTTCCAGCGCTTGGAGGTTTCCTTCTTGAGTTCCCAAAAGATTTCGACGGTGCACTGTCCGGTCGAGTACTGGTTGATGAAGGAGGCCACCTTGGCCGTCTGGAACGTTTCCGAAGGGTTGGCCGGGACGGGTGTGTTTTTAATGAAAATCTGGGGAGGGGGATGCTTGCAGCCAAACCCGCCAATAAGCGGGGACGGATGGAAGTGATTGTCTGTGTCGGGGATTTTGGCCCAAATGGGTCCTTGGAGGTAAATGTCTCTGTTTTGCCACACCATCCCGGGAAGCGCCCCTTGGTTGTTGATGGCCGCGCGAGTGCCGGCGGTCACCTTGGACTGGTTGTTGTTGGGAACTACTCCCCACGTGTCGATGCCGACCGAGTTGGTGGGTCTGATTTCATCTTCGTTGGTAATGAGCAACTGGTTACGATCGGTCGTACTGGTTGTCTGGTCGTAGACCGTCCGACTAAAGGCCAGCGTGTTTTGCATGGCTTGACGGTCGGGTTCTCCGCTAAAGGTGGTCGCTGCTGCAGGGCCGGGCTGCATCATATTGATCCGATTGTCTATCACCCACTGCTTGCCTTTATCCCAAACGTTGAACACGTTGTTTTGGGTGATGTTGCTAGCCCCCGTAAAGATTTGCTGATCCCGGACGAAGGGTCCAGGTAACCAGTTTCTGTACTGGGTTGCCATATTGGTTTTGGTCGCGCGTGAATAATTGAGTGCCCGTCCAGACGAGCCTGTTTGGCTGACGGAACTGAAAGCCCACAGGTACTGATCGACGAGAGGATTCATCAGCCGGTCTAGCGTCTGGTTGTGAGCAAACATGCTATGGAAAGGAACGTCCTCGAACGTGTAAGTGAATTCAAAGTTATTTCCTGTCCGCAGCATGTCTGAGGGGAAATAGTCTAGACAGTAGAAGGCCGAACGATCCACCGCCTCGTTGTTGTAGTTTAGCGTGCAGTAACCATACTGCGGGATCGTGTAGATATCCGCTGGGAACGGCGGGAAGGTGCCCTCTGTAGCCGATCCGAGGACGTACGGCAGCTGGTAGTCCTTGTCCGCAAAGACTTGGACCGTGCTGGTGAGGTTGTTGGCGATGGTGGTGTTGGAGTCTTGGACAGTGACTTCTTTAACCTGGATGTTAAAGAGTCTAAAGCGCATCGCTTTGGGTCGGATGCCCCAGTTGTTGTTGATGAGTCGTTGCCAGTCTCGGGGGGAGAAGTGGCAGTGGAATCGGTTGTAGTCAAAGTACCCCCAGGGGGTGCTGAATCCAAAGAATTTATTGTTGGGGTCGGTTCCTCCCGGTCCTTGGATCCGCTTGTACAAGTGGTTGTTGTAGCTGGGCAGGACCCAGGTTCGAGTGGTTCGGGTAACGACTCCGTTGTCCAGCCATTGGGAATCGCAATGCCAATTTCCCGAGGAATTGCCCACTCCGTCGGCACCTTGGCCTGCATCGCCCATTGGACCGCCACCTCCTTCAGCCATGACAGATGATCCCACACTAGAGGGGGCGCTTGATCCAGCGTTGGAAGAGGTTCCTTCTCCGGGGTCTTCGCCCGTTTGAGCAGGGGCTTTGCCTTGCTCGGTCTTGGCCTTCTTCTTTTTCGGGAAAAAGTCGTCGACGCGTTCGGGACGCTTCTCCCCGGTCCCGGCCGTGTTGTCGGGTTGTTCAATCAGACCAAAGGGCTCGAGGACCCTCTTTTTGGCCTGAAAGATGGCTTTACCGAGATTCCCTCCGAAAGAGGTATCGTCTTTGAGACGTTCCTGGAAACGTCTATCGGCCTCGTTGTACTCAAAGTACGGGTTGTGCCCGTCCTTGAGTTCGAGGTCGTAAGCCTTGTCGTGCTCTAAGGCGGCAGCGTCTGCCTCGTTGACGGGTTTTCCTTTATCTAGACCGTTGAAAGGGCCTAGATACTTGTAACCCGGGAACACGAGACCTCTCGAATCGTCCTTTTCAGGAGATTCTTGAGTTTGCTGATTTGCCTTAGGATGAGGAGGACCGCTTTCCAAATGGTAGAAATCAGCCGCAGCATTCACTCCCTTTTTGACCAACCGCTCCAACCAATCTGGAATCGCATCAGAAATGAGAGACATGGCTATATTTCAATCATTTATTGTTCAAGATCACCGTCATCCAAGTCATCATGCAACGTACTATTTTTCAAACGACATGCAGCACACGACACTAACCCGCGACTCTTGCCCATCAAATGGTGAATCGTGCAGGGAGCATAGGATGGCTCAGTGCCTTCATCACTCTCGGGGGCGGGTTTCTCGTCAGAGTCCGAAGTCACGCGATACAATTCGCCCGAATGACATTGATAACAACGAGACACGTTATGTTCTGTACAGGGGGGTAGTTCTGGCACAGTGTCCTTATCCCCGTATTCCGGAAAACATTCTTTACATTCCGTTGTTTTATGAATCGCACATATATTAATATTTCTGTTCATCGATTCACAAATTTGGCAAGGAAACAACATTTTATCCATCCCGCAATGTTTCGAGCATTTGATACGATACCTGGTGGGAACCGGCTCCGCGCTCTCCGACGCCTGCTGCTGCTCTGCGAGCGCGGGCCGCTTTGTCGGGCTTATATAGCCTTCCCCGGAGGGGGCGGGTCTTTTGCGAGACTCCGCCTTCCGCACCAGGAATTCTGGGATCACAGGGGTCAGGTGATCCTGGGACCACCTGAAGAATTGACGCACCTCCTGTTTGGTCACCTTACCAAAGTCATCGGGTAAACGAGTCAACAGCTCGAGCTTAAACATCCTGTCCTCCAACGGCTGCTTATGCTCGAACGTAGTCGTGTTCCCGTCGATGACATAACACATGTTGGTGTTACTGGTAATAATGACCGGCGTCGGTTCGATCGGAACCGAAGCTTTGCATTTTTGGTCCACTCTCACCCGAGATCCTCCCAGAATCGCTTTAGCCGTTTCCACCACCTTGGCGGTCATTTTGCCCTCTTCCCACCAGATAATCATCTTTTCGACGCAGTCGTTGAACGGAAAGTTCTCGTTGGTCCAGTTAACGCATCCATAGAACGGCACAGCATGGGCAATAGCCTCCGCGATGTTGGTCTTGCCGGTGGTCGCAGGTCCGAACAGCCACAGCGTGTTTCGCTTGCCCCATTTCTTCTGGCACCACCCGACCAAAATACTCCCCACGTACGCTGGGTCGTAGTGGTTCAGTTCCAAAATCTTGTAGATGCGGTTCTGACGAATCTCGTCGTCCGAGACGGGTTCTTTTCCGACGAGGTAGTCCTCCGCCGTCTTGGTCAGAAGCATCTCCTGGATGGCGCCTTGCAGGGCCGTCTTGATCTGACGCGCCGAGTTGCTCGAGGCCTGGAAGCTCCGAAAGCTTTCTCTGTTTTCCAGCAGCCATTCCTTCTCGGTGGTGATCCCCTTCTCCACGAGCCAATCCACGAGCTCCATGTAGCGTTTGCTGACGCGGGTCGCGATCACGGGAGCGCCGTCTGCAGTTCTCGCGAGATTTTCCTTGGATTGCGAGAGCCCCGCCTCCTCGAAGTGAAGTCGCGCGAGACTGGCACGCAGTTCTCGGTGCAGGCACGCTTTTATATACTCGGGCACGTTAGTCCACGCCCACTGCACTTCCGGTTGCTGTTTCGGAATCAGGTAGGCGGGAATATACGACTCGGCCCGGACCTTGTTCGCGCCCCCGAAATTTTTGGTCTTGGTCACCCGCATCCATCCTTCCATCGCGGGCTCGTGGCCGCAGTAGACTTTACTGACAATTTTTTGTTGAATATGTCGAATATATCTTCCGAGTACCATCGGCTTCACGGAACACGTTTCCAGCAGGACGTGCAAATGAAAGAACACCTCACCTTGTTCCAGTTGGATAAAATAGTGAAAGTCCGGTTCTTTCGCCATCGTCCCCCAGTGATTTCGAATCTCCCGTTGGATTTTGTCGCCGAGCGTCAGTTGAACTTGATCGACCTGGTCCAAATCCCAATCGGCGTCTTCCGGCAACGTCCATTCTCGCGACGTAATCCAGTTGACGAATGAATCGGAGATTCCAGGTACCTGACTCTCGACGTCGTTCGGCAGTTGAACGATGACCTCGTAGTACGACCTCATCTCGCCGGTGCGCGCGCGCGTATGACGCAGCGCCGTGTGGCGTCGTCTTATATTTGTTTACGTTCTCGCGAGATTTCCCGTTCCCGTTCCCGACCACGTGACGGCATTACCTCACCGGAGTGCTGGCCAGTTTCCAAAACAGGCTCGCTCGCTCACTCGGGCCGCGACGCCAAAGGCGTCGCTACCGGCCCCCTTGGGGCCGGGGCCCGAGTGAGCGAGCGAGCCTGTTTTGGAAACTGGCCA